GCACTTATGACCCTGCTACAAATGCTATTACAGGTTCTTCTAACACTGATGAAACGATTTATGGTATAATGACATCATATAAGAAGTTTCAGATAGATGATCAGAATATAAAGATAGGTGATAAGAAGCTCTTAATAGCTGCTTCGGGTATAAGTGGTAACGTCGATCAAGATAGTATTATCATCGAAGGCTCAGACCAATGGTCCGTTGTTCATGTGGAAGAGATAAGTCCGGGTAGCACTGTTATAATCTACCAATTGCAGGTGAGAAGATGACATTAGAAGAAAGTTTAATGAATGTGGCTTTTTTACAAGCAGAGAAGGATATTGATACGGCTTTTCTAAAACTGTTTCAAGGTGCTTCCTCTTTAGCTAGCCAACTATTAATCTCAACGAATCCGGTACGTACAGGTAACTCTAGAGGTAATTGGAGAGCTTCTAGAAACAGAAGGTTCCCTAAACCTAAAAACCCTGAAAAGCTATTGGCCCCTGCTAGCCCTACGGCAGAAAGTTTAGGCAGAGGTGAAAAATCTCATGAGAAGAATCTTAAAACAATAAAAAAATCTGTAGTCGGGGATGTATTGTTTATTACAAATCATACACCTTATGTAGGTTATCTAAATGATGGCCTAGCTAACCCTGCGTATGCGGGATTTGTACAAAAAGTAGAGCTTAAAGTTAAGGCCTACTCAGATAGAAGGTTTGATTCAATTGTCGTTCGATAGTAGAAGAAAAGAGATGTTATCTCACTTTAATACTAACCTAACTGGGATAGCTGCTTCCCAGATTATATGGGATGGCGTAGAGAATAAAAGTATAGATAAAAATTCCCCCTGGATTTCTGTTAGAATTGACCCCGTTACCGCTCAATTTGCCAGCTTAAATAGCAGCCGTAGAGTTAGACATAGAGGTCTTTTTGTTGTGACAATATTTATAAAACAGGGAATAACAACAGAATCTGCGGATGATTTAGTAAATGCTGTTGCTGATGCGATAGAGGGAGATAGAACCTCTAACGGTATTAGTTTCGGTGCAACTCAAATAGAAAGGGTGGGCGTTGTTGATGGATACTACCAGATCAACACATTTACTGATTATAAGTATGATGATTTGCGTTCCTAGGGAACATTCGGTGCTGAGTTTATGACTTGTACCTTTCTTTAATTACAAAACAGGATTATAATTATGTCAAAAGTAATGCTTAAATTCCTGAAAGATAAAGGCTCGGTGAAGAAGGGCTACATTGGTGCATATGAGAAAGAGCAAGCTGCAACTCTTATTGCATCAGGTGTTGCACAAGAACATCGGGTTATTAAATCATTCAAAGTTAAGACTAAGGAGAAGAAATAATGTCTGATACGTCACAAGTACAGCTTCGTATCTATAAAGAAACCACTTGGGGCGAAACGCCTTCAACTGGTAATAAGATGACGAATCTCAATATTACAAGTGAATCTCTACAAGGTTCTGTAGCCACTAAGAAATCGGCCGTTATCCGTAGCGACGGTAACGTTAAAACTGTTGGGCGTACGTCTACGGGGGCTAACGGTTCCACTGCTTTTGAACTGGCTTACGGTGAGTTAGACGATATCTTCGCAGGTTCATTACGCGGAGCATGGGAAACAACTGTAAATATTTCTGCAACAACTATTGCCGCTGTAGATTCTGGGAACCTGATTACTGATTCTGGGAACGGATTAGGTGATATTATTGATGGTCAATGGATTCAGATTGCAGGATTCACCGGCGATACAAATAACAATGGTCTAGGTAAAGTAACCGCTGCTGCCGCTGGACAATTGACTATTAGCGGCCATGATCTAGCAGATGATGCTGCGGGTGAGACTGTAACACTTAAGGGTACATTGCTGCACAACGGTACAACAGAATCATCATTCTTAATTGAAAAGCAGTTAGCTTCTAACGTGTTCGAGTATTTCACTGGAATGGAAGTAGCAAGTGCTGGATTTACCTTTACACTTGATGACTTCGTAACAGTAAGTACAGATTGGTTAGGTAAGGCTGCTGCAAGAGCTACTGCAACACAAGGCGACGGTTCTCCTACTGCTGCTACAACTAACGACTCAATGAATACAATTGATAGCTTGTCTGTCTATATTGATACCGCATTGACAACGTTAGACGTAACGTCATTTAACTTCACCATTACGCCTAATCTTCGTGAGAAAAGAGCCCTTGGTAACTTAGGTTCTATTGGTATTGGTGCAGGTACGTTTACGATCACAGGTTCACTAGATATTCACAACGAAGACAATAGCCTTCTTAGTGATCTTGACAGTTTCACAACTAAAGGTCTTGCTATCGCTGTTGCTGATGCTGCGGGTAACAAGTATGTGTTTGACTTCCCAAGTGTTAAGTTTACATCAGGTACACGTACAACACCAGGGCAAGATCAGGACGTACTAACAAGCGTTGGTTTTGAATGTCAACTTAATGATGAGATTTCTGCAATGATGGGTATTACTCGTATACCTGCATAAAAGCAGATAACCCTGTTTTAACCCTGTATTTATGTGGTGAAGTAGTGCAACAGGGTCACTACGGACCCACGCCATAAAACTTTAGGAGTTTTTATATGTCTAATTTATTAGATGCTTTCGGTACTGACCTCGATCTTGAAGAGACGGGTGTATGGGTACAAATGACCGATGATATTATTGTTAAGGTTCGTCCTTTAGGTAATGATAAGTATATGCGTACCCTAGAGCGGTTAAAGAAACCGCATCAACGTATGTATCGCTCTGGTGATGTGAACAAGGATATTGACAACGAAATCCAGATCAAAGCAATTTGTCGAGATGTTCTTGTAGATTGGAAAGGTATTCAGGACCTAGATACAGGTGAAGAATTACCTTACTCTTATGAGAACGCTGTAAAGTTGCTGAAAGATAAGAGAATTAAACGCTTTGCTGTACAGATTGTAGAGATTTCTTCTGAGCAAGAAACATTCCGTAGAGTAGAGGAAGAAGAAACGGAAAAAAACTTAGAGAAGTCCTCAGATGGAAATTCAACTGGGAAAAAATCAGAGAAAAAATAGAACCTTTGATTAAAAGGGGTAAGGATGTCCCTGAATGGACAAACCGCCCCATCCTTTTTGAGGACTTACAACGGATATGGGAAGCATTTTGGATATTACACAGATCAAGAAGATCAAGTATTTCAGGTTCACCAGAGCCTATATCTGTATCGGAAATGATCGCATATGCTAAGTGTTTCAATATTCCAGTTAAACGATTTGTTGATGCTGTGCAAATATTAGATAATGAGTTTATGATTTGTATTGCAGAAGCACGTAAGACTAAGGAAGGAACGAATAGATGACAACAGAAGTACCTATTAATTTTAGGATAGATTCGACTCCTCTAGAAAAAGGTAAACGGCTCGCTATTCGTTCCTTCGCTGCCATTAAAGATGGTGCAAAAAAGGCAGGTGAGGAAACCGAAAAGCTCAATAATGAGATTTATAGAACAGGTACAGTTGCAGATGTTGCTAAAAGGGCACTAGCGGGTCTAGCAGCTGCACTTAGCGTTAGGGAGTTAGTACAAGTTGCTGATTCCTATCAGAACATCCAAGCTAGATTAAAACTAGTTACAAAAAACACCCAAGAACTTATAACTGTAGAAAATGCCTTATTTGAGGTATCACAGAGAACAAGAAGCGGATTTGAAGAGAGTGTAAAGTTATATTCTAAGTTAACACAATCGGGTAGAGAGCTGGGTAAGAGTCAAGCCGATTTCGTAAGGTTCACTGAGCTTGTAAATAAATCACTAAGAATCAGTGGGGCCACGGTGCAAGAGGCTGCTTCCGGTACATTGCAGTTAGCTCAGGCATTGGCCACGGGTAAGTTAGCCGGCGATGAATTTAGAGGTGTTACCGAGAGTATGACAAGGTTTGCTACAGCCTTAGAAGATGCACTAGGTAAAAGTAAAGGTGAGATTATAGCCTTATCTAAGGCTCAGAAGTTATTTAGTCAAGAGGTTGTAGACGGAATATTAACCCAGGGTGCTAAGTTAGATGAAGAATTTAAGAAGATGCCTCTAACAATAGGCCAAGCGTTTATAAAGATAAGTAACTCTTTTACAAAGGCGTTGGGTGAGTTTGAGAAATCATCCAAGACGTTTACAAACGTAGCAAAAGCAGTATCTTTCCTTGCTGATAACTTCAAAGTCTTAGAGTTAGCAGCTGTGTTAGCATTAACTAGAATCGCTGTAGTATTTAGAAAGAGTATATTTACAAAACAATTTGTAGCTTTTAGTGCTGTAGTGTGGGGGTTATCTGAGGCTTTTGAAGC